TTTAATTAGTTTTCTTTTTGATAAACCGTCTGCAACCGTGTTGGGCATTGCCTCCATAAAGGAGTCTCTAAATTTATCTAAGAATGAATATACTGTATTCTCAACATCTGCGTACTCAAGAAGTTGTTGGATGTTTTGTACAGGGTTTGCACGATATGATGAAACAGTTGATGATGCACCAGATGTGATACCAGTGATTGTTTCTCCTGTCTCAAACAATTGTTGAGATGTAATGAACAATCTATTATTACCATCAAAGTCATCCACAAGAACACGAGCAGTTGCTTTTGTTGTTGTCCCTGTGATAATTTCACCAGCAACAAACTTGCCAACAGACTCTTCAAGGACAATATTCTCACCTGTCTCATCTAAGACAAAGTTCTTTGTAAGAGTTTCCTCTACAAGAAAGTCATTAGAACCAGTAAGAGTAAGTTCTCCTGCTTCTAAGAATTCATAATAATATTTTAAGAATAAAGAAAAGAGTGCGTGATCTTCCCGAACAAAGTCTGGAAGTTGTGACTCAATATGAGGAGATACCTTATTCTGTAATGTAGGTGTGCCCGACATCTATTAATTCCTAATAAGAAGAAGTAGTGGTATATCCAGTTCCAGCAGAAGAACCGCCAGACTCGATTGTATCTACTTCAGCAGTTACCGTTGAATTTGCAAAATCAATTTCCACTAGTTGGTTTCTAACAGGAACAATATCATTCGACTTTGGTTGTGTTATAATTTCAATACTATTTGTATTTACAGTTGATGTAATAGTTAGAGAGGGTAGAGTAATTAGTCCTGTAGAATAATTAATAGTTCCAACTGCATCTCCCACATATGTTCTTGTAGTACCACCAACATTATAATATGTACGAATGTTACCAGCACCATCATCATCTAAGTATACTGTATTTGAGTTTCCGCTTATTGTAAATCCTGTTGAAGAAACGATGCCTCCCATAAGCGAGTTGTGTCCAGAATGTGGATTATACAATGCATTAGAAAAATCTAAAATATATTGTGACGGAGCATTTAATACTGGAGTAATTGTTTTTGATATTTTCAATGTTGTAATGTTAGAAAGAATAGAACTATCTGTTGCGTCAATCAAACGTGAAAGTTTTGAAAATCTAAAGATACCATCGAACTGTGCTAAGTCAGATTTATTATAGTTTGTCAATGTTGTTATAACATTTGTTCCTACTGTTGTTGCTGTCTTTGTTGTAGACTTGGCATCATACTTAACAGTTGATGTTAATCTTAACTTTGTAGTTTCTGGGTCAACAATTGTAGGTCTAACAGATGCAATATTATATCCATCCAAGAGTTTAACAATACTATCTTTTTGTGCTTGTGTTAATGTGATACCAGACTTTGTTTTAATCGCAAGATATACTTGTCCATAACGTGGAGGGTTATTATCTTCACCACCCCAAACTTGGATTGCGTCTGTGTCTGCATAAACTTGCGGTACGATTGTTTTATAATCTTGTGTTGTTACTGCTCTACCCTGTGAAGAATAATCAAGAGGAGCATTAAATTTTATTGATTCTATTGTCTCTGCTTCTGCACCACCAGTTGCTCTAACTAATGTGGAGATTGAAATATCAGTCTCACCAGAAACGGAAGTTCCACTGAATACAGTTGCACCGTTTGCTTTACCTTTATTCGTAACAATATATTCTAGGATTACAATATTACCATCAGATGGTTTTGTTCCTATAACACCATCACCAAAGTAAACTTCAAACTTTCCGTCTGCAACTTCTTGTAGGAAGTAAACATTAGATGAAGCTTTAACTTCTGATATATCTTTTGCAAGAGTATAAGTTGTAGTGAAAACATCTGAATTAGAATTCTGAATTGAAACTTTTAATGTAGTTGTGTCTGCACGAGCATCTGTTACCATATACTTCTTATCTAGGTTTGCATTGTCAACAGTATACTTTGCTGTAACAAGAGAACCTTCATAGATAGGAAGATTAACAAATCGTGTAACCCCATTGATAGGAGCAACTGTTTGTGCTTCGTTAACTACAAACCCATATGTAGAACCATCAATCTGTGTAGTAAACTTAGTTCCCTTTGCAATCGTTGCTGAACTTCCAGTAAATGAATTAAGTGTTACGTCTACATATGCAACAGCAGTTCGAGCAGAACGTGGAGTATAACCTAAAGTCTTTGCATGGGATACGACTGAAGAACGTAGAGTCGCAGTATCTAAGAATGCTTCGTTGACTGCCATGTTTGCATTCATTGCTAGATAATGAGTATTGTATGCAAGCAAATCAATAATAGTAGAAAGTCCCGAACCTTCAAAATCATAGTCCGTAAACTCTGTTTGGTTTTTCATGTATGTCTTTAAGTTAGTTTTGATATCATCAAAGTCCAACTCAGTGACTTGTAGTTTAGTTGCCATTGTACGCTCTCTTACCTTAATCTATCCAAATGAATATCTAATGTCTGTTGTTCTACTGGACTGTTCTCTATATAAAATTCAATAGTGACATTGTACCTGTTCTGATCAATATCTCCTGTTACAATAACATTCGATAACTCTGCTCTTGGTTCAAAATTTACTATACACTCTTCAACTCTTCTTGCAAGAAGATTTGCTGTTGAAGGTGAGACAGGTTCAAACAAAGTTGCTCTAATGTCTGAACCAATCTCTGGGTGAAACGGTCTTTCATAAAAATTTGTATTGATGAGATTTCTTACGCTTCTCTTAACTGCATCAACATCAGACAACTTAGCAATGTCACCAGTAATAGGATGCCTTGCAAAAGATAAACTAATATCCTTGAAAATATTCGTACTTCTGCTGATTGATACTGCCATAGTTTTCTCCTACAGTTATTTATAAGGAACTCACCAACCCACGATTAACAATATGCTGTTCTGCGATATCGTCTTTCGATTGACCATGATATGAAACTGCATGGTGATTTTTAATCATTAAGTCATTGATTGATGTATCTGCGAAGTCAGTTGTTCTCCACAACTCCCCAAGAATACGTCCGTACTTACCTTCTGCATCCTTATGTGTTTTAAGAACAATACCACCTTCGTCATCTAACAATCTAGTAATATAATCCTTTGCCATCAATCCATATTTCTTTTCGTCTAAATCCCTTGTACGACTTTCTGGTGTGTCAATGCCAAACATACGAATACGTTCTTTCTTCAACCACACACCGAAACCCAAATCGATATCTACATCAACTGTGTCGCCGTCTACTATCTTTACTACTTTAACTCTATACTCGTACATGTCTCTCTCCTATGTTTTAACTATTGGAGCCCATACCCATTTATCATCTGCCAACTCAAAGTTTATACTTTCTATAAACTGAGCAGAAGTTGATTCTGAGATTACGTTCTCATAAGTTATTGCCGTGTTCAAAACGACAACTGTTGCTATCAATGTATACCACATATGATTTCCTTATATTATTTTATCCACCAGCCGAGGTATTACCAGAACCAGAAGCGGATGCATTTGCAACCCAACTTCCATGTCCACCAGTACCATCGCCTACCCTGTGTACACCAATACCATTAACCTTAACCGTACCACTTCCGCCTACCGCTGGGTCACCACAACCTGTAGTGTCACCGATTCTAACAACCGCAGCTCCGTTACAAGATACGTTTGGAGAACCAACCGCATAGGGAGTTTGGTGAAAGGGGTTTGGTGTGGGGGATGCATGTCCAACATGACTATCCAATCCCACTCGACTAATTGCTGGCATACTCTCTCCTACGCAAGATTATAGAAATTACCAACTTCACCATACCTTCTGTGATTATGGAAAGTCATTACTTGCGCTCTGTTACCACTTTCTTTTAATGAAATGTGAATCCAAGGATTTCCACTTCCTGTGTTTTTATATTCCAATAACATTTGGTCATGTGGAATGTTTTCACTTATCCAAATTGCGATATCATAATATTCTTTTTTAGATACACCAGAGAATTGTAAATCCGCAGCGTTACCTGTATTGTGTTGAGAACCACCAGACCTATTTCTGAATGCATTTGTTACCATAACATTAGGATACTGTTCCTTGATTGGGTCAAGTACATTGACTGCTAGTGTTTTGAGGTTATCAATAATCTCTTGTTGTTTCTTACCCATGTTACCACCCTTTGGAATAGCGGACTTTGCAACAATGGAATGTTTCGATAGTTGTCCAAGGTTGTAGTGTTTGGATAATGGAAGTTTATAATTTACACTTCCGTTATAATCACCAGCATCATCATAGTTTGTTGTTGGTGTTGTTTCAGCACTTGGACTTGCAGTTGAGGATGTAGGTGAAGTTGAATAGTTACCATTTAATGGGTCGCCATGTTCAATACCTTCATCTGGAATACGAGGTTGTGATAGAACTCTACGAGATGCACCACTTGTATTAATCTTTCCTGTCAATGCATTGTATGAATAGTCAGAGAATGAAGTCGGTTTGATTTCTCCAGATGTAACTGCAGCTTTCAATTCGTCCTCACTCTTCTCTTCATCATCACTTGCGTAAAATTCATCTGCATCTGCAAGAGGAACGAATGCAAGAGGGTCAAGTATCTCCGCTGACTTAGGTGCTTCTATAGTTGTAACGAATCCATCCGTGTCATACTCATCAATACTAATACTCCACTTCTTAATTCCATTTGCGATATCACCAGAATCATGGAACGTAGGTGCGGGCGCAATACCAATCCCTGCTGGAGTTGGAGTTACACGAGGAACGATTGGAACTACAGGTGTAATCGTAACCGCACTTCTTCCATTAGTATTCAAGTCAACAGTCGAACCATCTAAGTTCATTGCACCACCCGAACCAATGTTCAGTGTTGCAGCTGTATCATATATCATTGCACCAGTAGATGCAAGAGTGTAAGTACCTTCAGTAGATAGTGCAGTTGCACCAGTGATTGTAGAAGTGAATGTACCTTCAGAATTAAATGTAACATCACTAGTAACATTTGTTCCCATCGTACCAGCAATATCCGTGAGAGAGTTTCCGTCAATCACCATATCATAATTACCAAGTACAGAGTTAGTAAAGTTTGCACTGGTAATGATTTGCATATCATCTACAGATTGTTGTAAGAACTTTCCGATAGATGTTTGTGTCATTGTTGTTTGAGTTGTGAACTCCATAGACTGATTAGAGAACATACGAATATTCTCACCAGCATGAAAGTCAATATTCTTTCCGACATTGAACTTTAGATTCTCATCAACCTGTGCATCCATGTTGCCACGCACATAAAGAGATGCGTCACCATCAACGAATACATTTACATTACCACGAACACGAACTTCTTTCTTACCGTGTACAATCTCATAACCGTCACCGACAATCTTTGAAACTCGTGTACCGTCTGGATGAACTTCATAGAAAGTTCCAGAACGATGATACTCATGTATACGTTCATGCCCAGGCGTGTCATCAAACTCTTGGATGTGTCCGCTCTCTGTTTCCTTAACATGGTTGAAAGGATAGGATGCATTGTAAGATGGTTTAGGTTCTGTAGTTAAGTCATCAACAGTATCACGTTTGTGTTTGATAACTGGATGTTGGTTTGTTAAATCGTTGACTGCAAGTCTATTGGTATCTGCTTCATTCACTCTACGAGGATAGAAGTTATTAGGGTCTTTAAATCCAACTAGATTGTTTGTTGTTGAAACAACTATCTCTACCTCTGCACCTTCTGGTGGTGCTTCATCGAATACAACTCTTCCTGCTTCAATCTTGTATGACATTATGCAAGTCCTTTTTCTGCAGCGAACTCTGCAATAGTTATTGTTCCATTACGCAATCGTCTATCTACTCCTTGTCCGAATGCTGATGGATAGAAGTGTCCACTGTCATTTGGAATATCATTAATCAATCCGTAAGATGAAAACGCTGCTCGTGCTAGTCCAGTGTAATTAGAAACTCCATTACGTCCATCATCATAAACACCATCCTTGTAAATAGTCAAGTCAATTGCAGATGCATAGTTGTGCCATGAACTGCCAGGCGATGCGGCACGAGGCCCACCAGACTTGTACTTACGATATAATTCTTTTTGTTGTGCAAAGGTTCTATATGAATGTGCGATAGAACAATCGTATCCTTCATTAGATGTAAGAAACTTTTTAATACCATTCGCAAACCTGTCACGAACTTCTGGTGTAAGTCTATTAATCTTAGATGCAATTTGATTACCAAATCGTTCACTAGGGAAATCAGAAGCAGAGTATGTTGTACCCCCACCATAAAAATCGTCTAGAGGTTGTTCAACATTGTTAGGTGATTCGGGAACTGTGTTCGTTGCGGATTGTACCACACCATTAATCTTTACAAGAACAGTAGAGTCAGTTGTATCAGTGGGCGTACTAAATGCAGTTGTGCTTCCATCTGCAACAGAAACATTAGAGGTAATACTTGGAGGGTCTAATTGTTGCTCTGGGGAAAAGTCATGTGGAGACTCACCACTTGGTGCAGCAGTCGAACTGTTAATGCCTGGGATTGTTCCCCATACCATTGGCTCTTGCATAAAGTCTGGGTCTCTCCAGAACCCAATTACCCATGTACCTTCGATGGGCCCAGTAGGACTTGAACCAACTCCGCCAGATGATGCTGAGTTAGCTGGTTGGACACAGAATGCCCAAGGTAAATCAATTGTAGGTAGTTTAGTTTTATCTTCAGTGTGGTATCCGTAAACTCTAGTACGAACTCTTCCTAGTGCAAGAGGGTCGTTTCTATCCTCTACAACACCGAACCACCATATAAAACCGTCACGCCCTGCGAAGAATGTGTTCTGCATATAAAAATCCCTTGTGCATCTATTTATAAGACAAACAAGGGATTGGTGTAGTGCTAATTATATGTTAATGTATATCATTCTTACACAATGATATGTTAATGCATATCACTATTGTGGAAACGCCATATGACTTTTCCAGGCTGGATAGTGTCTACAAGGTTGATTGGCTCTTCTTGTGTAATCGTAAACATCTTTGTCATTAGACCTTCGA